GAGCTGACCAGACTCCTTACCATATATGGTCACAATCTGGATAATCGAGTGATGATAAGTTGTTACCATAATATGGTCACGAAATGTTGCGTATATATTTTTACATTTGACTGCGTATTACGTGGCATAATAATAAGTAAAAAATATTTTTTGTATTTTACGTCACATTATTATTACATAGCATAGTTAATCAAAATACTTTTGATTTTATTACCATATATGGTAATGTTTCTCTCATACTATGTTATTAATATAATATTATTGTATTATATAATATAATTATCTATAAATATATTATATGAAATACGACCATATACACAGCGTAGAACAGCTATCTTTACTTCTTCAATATATTTCCATTATTACTCTAATTATAGGTCTTCCAAGTGTTGGAATGTATCTCAAGAGAGATAAACGCTTTAGGATTGCTACAATTATATATCTTGCTATAATAGGACTGCTTATTATCACATATAATAAAGGTAACAAAATGTTATTTCCAGATATAACTATTACATAGTATTTGGCTTGTCTAGATTCAATATATTTATAATATTGGGAATGGGAATCAGGAATAAGGAATAAGGAATGAGAATTATTCATTTTGTGGGAATATTGTGGGAATGCTGTGGGAATATTGTGGGAATGCTGTGGGAATATTGTGGGAATGCTGTGGGAATGCTGTGGGAATATTGTGGGAATGCTGTGGGAATCTTGAGGGAATGCTGTGGGAATATTGTGGGAATGGGAATATTGTGGGAATGCTGTGGGAATCTTGAGGGAATGGGAATCAGGAATCAGGGAATGGGAATCAGGAATCAGGGAATGGGAATCAGGAATCAGGGAATGGGAATCAGGAATCAGGGAATGGGAATCAGGAATCAGGGAATGGGAATCAGGAACGAAGGATTTTGGATTTGGATTAAAGGATTTTGGATTTGGATTAAAGGATTTTGGATTAGGATTAAAAGATTTTGGATTAGGATTAAAAGATTTTGGATTTTTTTATGATACATATAGAAATAATATTACTTATATTATAAATAAACTTCTTAAAGAAAAATCGGCGTTTTAAATATTCAAAGGTGTAAAATATTAGAATTATAATTTAATATATAAATATGTCACGACCTAATTGGGATGAATATTTCTGTGAAATTGTTAAAGTTACTGCTTCAAGATCCCCGTGCGAGAGATTACACGTTGGTTGTTTACTTGTTAAAGATAATCGTATAGTAAGCCAAGGATATAATGGATTTCTTCCTGGATGTCCACATAAAAGTATAGTTCGTGATAATCATGAACAAGCTACAATTCACGCAGAACAAAACGCATTATGTGATTGCGCAAAACGAGGAGTATCATGTGGGGATGCTATAGCATACATCACACACTATCCATGTTTAATATGTACTAGATTATTAATCGCTGCTGGAATTAAAGAAATTAAATATATAGATGATTATAATAATGATGACTTAGTAGAATATTTTGCCAAACAAAAAAATATTAAAATTGTTAAATTATAACATAATTTATTCATAATATATTATAATTTAGTGCTTTTTTTTAAGTTTTAGTGCTTTTTTTTAAGTTTTAGTGCTTTTTTTTAAGTTTTGGTGCCTTTTTTTAAGTTTTAGTGCTTTTTTTTAAGTTTTAGTGTCTTTTTTTAAGTTATTTACTTCCACCTCGAGTGCGTAAACCTAAAACATTAGCTACACCTTTCATAAAACTCCAATAGTAAGAACTTCCTAATTTAGATGCGTCGTAAGGATGGTATGTAAATAAATCTACACTTCCATCTTTTATTATTTCTTCTTGACTATATGTTTTAAAATTATTGTCTTCATGTTTATGTAATCTACCCTTTCCTTCAATTGACCATTTATATTTTTTCAAATCCTCAATCTTAATATTTTTATCCGACATATAATCTTGTAAATCTATTTTCAAATTGGTCCTTGACTTATTACATCTCTTACAAGATTTTGTATATCTATTTATTCCAAACCATGTTGCTGAACCTGCCAAATAATCCTTCTTATTCTCTGCTGTTAATGCTACATGTTTAGGATGTAAGAATGCTTCGATATGAGTTGACTCTAACGGAATAGGCATCCCAGATATTTCTAGACTTGTCTTTGATACTTCATAAGGTTTTACATCAATCTTCTCATAAGTATAAGGATATTCTTGAAAATTTAATATGTCTTTTAACTTCAAAAAATCTAACGATCCATTCTGCCAACCATAAAAATAATTCTCATATTCACTTTTATATACATTCCCATCATAAAATGGTGCTAGGGTCTTTATTAAAGTATCTGCTGGTATTTGTGGAGGGGTAAACGCATTCTTAAAACCATCAGTTTTAGTATACAACCAATTATAGAAAAATCTATCAATATTGCAGTGATGTAACCAAAATAAAGGATCATATGCTGATATCGAAACCTCACTCATATTTCCACCTTCACCACCTATAAAATCATGAATATTATTATGAGGTATTTCTAATGGATTAAAATCTATTAATTCTTTTACGTGTTCGGTATATAAATTATTTGAACTAAATGTGGGGTAGTTCTCAGCATACATTACATTATTTAATTCTTTATTTGTTGTTCTTACTTTTAACGCTTCAGAACTATCTGTAGGTTTTAAAAAACCATTTCTTCTTACAATATTTTGTTCGCCTTTCTCATTATAGTATACAACATTTTCAGCAGCTAAAGGATTAGTCATCGTCATTTTAGAATCATCATTTAATGTTATCTCTATCTTTGGTTCATTTATAAAACTAAAATCGTTATCTTCATTTGTTAAAAATAAATAAGGAAGCGATATATAACTTTTATCATCTGTAGTATTATACTTATTCAATAGTAATTCATATTGATATACATATGGAGTATGCCATGCTACAAATCTTGTCTCGCTATGAGCACAATAAAAGGGCTCATCTGGTGTATTGCCTATCTTTTCTACTGTCGATGGTTCTGTTGGGCACTTTACACCTATATCATTCGCTTTAAAAGTATTTCCATGAATACCACATATTCTTGACCAATCATCGGATTCTTCCAAATTTCGCAAAGCTATTATAAATCTACCAAACTCTTTGGGGTAATTCTCTTTTAAATCAAGAATATTGCGTCGAAGATTTTTACCTGGAATCAATACCATTATATATATTATTGTTAAAATTAATTATATCACCCTACGCGATAATGGGTGATATAATTATTTTTTTTATATTTTTATTTTTAACATGTCTTATATGCTTGAGCTGATGAGCAACAAGTATAAGTATGGCCCGCAATTGGATTTCCAGAACAGCCTCCGGTTTCATATGTACATACACCATCAGTAAAATAATAATTATTTGTTCCTAAATTATCAGCACAATAATTGCACATCCAGCTACATCCTGTTCCCGGACCTACACTAAATGATACACAATTATTTTGAGGAACAAGTTGTGGGCTCGCGCTCACACCTGCTACCACTAGAACACCTACAATCATAGACAGCCAATTCATTATACTATTAATTACAAATATATCTTTATATACGTATCATTTATATTTTATTTATTTTTTCAAAATATTATAATTATTTATATTATAGAATGAAACTAAAATTATCCAAAGATACACTTTCATTTGTTAAAACTACTTCTCCTATAATTGTCATAATCATTATTGGATTTTATATTTACAAAAATTATATTGAATATCCTACTACAGATCATATCGCTACTTTGACAGATAATTGGATTAAGGAAGTTACTATAAATAATAACCCAAAAGCTGTATATAACTTATTTTGCTCAGATGGTAATCTCGTCGGAACTGTATCTCAAACAATACGCAAGGGAAAAGAGATTGAAACATATTTTGATTATTTCGCAAAACTACCTGGTATTAAAGTATTTGAAAAAAAATATAATATATCTAAAGTCACATCCGATGTTTTTATTAATACCGCCTTTATTACTTGGTATTGGACAGAATTAGACAAACCAATAACTGCTCGTATGACATTTGTATTTAGAAATAATTGTATATACCAATTACATTCATCTCAATTACCAGAAGTTAACGAACAATTACGCAAAATCAGTAATAATACACAATAAGATTAACTAATTATTTCTTCTGTTTTTATTACTATATCAGATTCTTTCCAACCTATATTATTTATTTCTAATGCTCCCATTTTATTCTTGGATTTTATTATATCATTCTCTGGTAAAAATACACAAAGTATTTCTTTAAATGTATTTACATCCATTTCTTTTACTATCTCCTCATTATCTTTTTTAAACTTTGTCCATATTGCTGTTGATTTCAACTTTGAATCATTTTTTAATATTAAACTTTTACTCCACCAGTCAACAACTAAATTGTAATACTTATTCATAAAATTATTTGACTCACTATTTAATAGGTTTATTATGTCATCTTCTAACCCATCGTGAAGATTTTTCAATCCATTTATTGTTCCTTTTATTTCTTTCACTCTTTTACGCAACGTTCCTACTTTATCTTTCAATATATGATGATCTTCACGCATTCGTGTTATCTCTTGAGTTGTCATCTCACTATTTATTATTCGGCTATAATTTTCTTTACATAAATAATATATCGTTTTTAAAATATTCTTCGGTTCTTCGAGAGATAATAAGTTATTTATGTGAACTATACATTGTTTTTCAGATATCCATTCAAATACAAATATACCATTATCTCGTTTGTCTATATTTGTGTTGAGAGAAACTAACCACGCAAAATGAATATGTTCATTTTTCTTCAAATCATTCTTAATTTTTTCCCTCTGTGTTATGTCTACCTTACGCTTATAAGATTTAGAATCTACCATTATTGTTAATTCTTTTATACTTATATGCCAATCACCTTTATGTGTTTGTTTGTGCACATCTAATAATTCAAAACCTTCAAAATCTTTAAAGGTTTCCTCCGCTATTTCCCCAAATATCTTCTCACCTTGTATACCTATCTCAGTCGATGTCTTCGTAGCCTTATTCAAATTAATATTTTCTAGTAAACTCATATTTTTCTCTAATACGTCTCGCATTACTAGCGCATTTTTTTCTCTCTCTACTTTCAATTGTTCATTCACATTTTTTTCTATTATATTAGACATCTCCAACTCATGATGGCGCATTTCTTCTTTCATCTTTATCATTTCTTTTTCTCTTGTAAGTAATACTTCATTCAAGTTATTTAAACTTATGTCTTTCGATGATGTTAGTAAATCATAACTTGATTGTTTATATTCCATCGCCTTTTCTATCTCTACCTTTAATCTACCATCTTCTTCTTCCTTATATTTTCGCATTATTTCCTTTTCTATTAATATTTCTTTTTCCATTTCCTTGATTTTGTCTTCTGAATTTTCAATTTGTGAGAGAAAATCTTGTTTAATACTTTCATAAATATCCGAATTACTAGCATTTTCTAACATCTTCTTATTAAGCTTTAAACAATCTATACCTGTTTTTAATATTATATATTTCTCCTCAGGAGAGAAACTATCTAAATCTAATTTATATTCATAAGGAATGTCTATTATAATACGTGTTAATACTATATTTTCCATATAAGATATTATAAGTTATACAATAATGTTTAACATTATTGTATAATATATTTATTATTACAACTATTGATATATATTATTGAAATTATACATAATCACCACGATAGTATCTAGATTATCACACTTCATACAATCACCATATTTTTTTCCTATTGATAATTTATAACAAAAATAATGATTATGTCTATTACATACAATACATTTAGAACCATATAACTCTTTTATCTCTTTATCACATATATCACATATTTTATAACTATCTACATTTTTTATACATATACATAGGTTTCCCATAAAAAATATTATTATTATAATATTTTTCAAAATAATAATTATAATATTTTGTTGTTTAAATATATCTATATCTATGGGTGGATATTTTTCAAGAGAATCCATGTGTGTATATTGTGAAGATCCGGTTGATATTAATCAATCAATTAAGTGTGACTTTTGTAATTCTTATATACATTTCGAATGTCAAGGAAAAACCCAATCATTATTTTATTGTTATGCTTGCGAAGAGAGATTACCTGAAAAACCTAGTGATGAACAAGCATAATTATAATGTTGTGGTATAATATTTTATTATATAGTTTTCTTTATCATCCATTATGAATATTTCACAACATTTATATTTTATCTTTATTTATTGTTACATTACTTGCTATTTTACGAATAATTTTATTAAAATATTTATTATCTTCTTCAGCATTTGAACCTCCCATACTTTCATATGAGATTTTCAAGTATTCATCTTCTTCTTTACTATAATGTGTCTTCCAACTTGGGTTCGCATCTGTCCATCCCTTAATATTCATCACATTCCTATGTGATATTATCTGTAACGCCTTTTTCATACTACTTTTTTCTTCACCTTCTTTCTCCCATATTCCATTTTCTTTTACATATAATACTTCACGTTTTAGATCACTACAATGTATAGGTCGTTCATATACATCTAATCCTTTTAAAGCATTTGTAAATATCCTACTAATTCCCTCAACATAACCTAACTTTCCTACATTCGCAACATCTTCTATGTCTACTTGCACAATTTTCAAAAAATCACTAATATTCATCGCATTTTTACATTGCTCATTCAAAAAGAAGTTCATATTAAAATTATTATTCTGTGTATTATTAATAACTTGTGCACCATTTTTTACATAGTTATGTAATTCCATTTTATACTCATCTTCCTTCTTGGTACGTTCTAATAATATATCTTGTAGTTCATTATTTTTTTTCATCATCTGAATAAACATATTATTTATACTAGGTATCATTTCTTCATTTTCCTCTAATTCTTCATTTTCCTCTAATTCTTCATTTTCTACTTCATAATTACATACTTTCTTGTGTCTGCATAATCCAGATAAATGCTTATAAGATTTCCCACATGAGCACATAAATGGTTTGGCGAGTTTTGGCGAGTTTTTGGTTACCATTATTACCTTTTTATGCTTTGCAGTCATTATGTGCTTGTCATAGTCACTCTTCTTGCTACAAACATAGTCACATATTTTACAATAAAAATCTTGGCGAGTTTTCGGCGAGTTTTTAGTTACCATTATTACCATATATATGGTAACTAAAAACTCGCCTAAATACTTTTTTATTTTAATTATTTTTTTTTATGCAAACAAACTATTTCTCTAAAAACGCAATTTACTGCATTATGCTCTAAATCGAAATTTGCACTTTTTTCAATTTCCAAGAGTTGAACAGAATTTGAAATTGGACATTTTTAAAAATGTCCATTTTTGAATTTCCCTAGGACTTTTGGAAAAAAAAATTTTATACATCTTTAAGTTCGATTTTTCCAAATGTTTTTAATTGTAGAATTTAGAGTTTAGAAAACCCATAGAGTAACTTTTTGAACTGCTTCACTAAATTTTTTTCTGTAATCGTAGAAGCGACTTTTAAGATTTGTCGAGCGTCCAAATTTTGTAAACCTATGGTCTTTCTTCCAGTATTCCATCTGTTTCCTATAACAAGCACTTCTATTTGGTTGACCATATCCTTCCCACGCATATAGAATACCTTTTTGATTAAAGCTATTCAGATTACACCATTCTAAGGCTTCGTCGAACGACTCGAATGTTTGACTAGCTATAAAGGTAGTGTCTCGTAAAAATCTTAAAACGATATCTGATACATCGTCAATGTTAGCATCTTTAAAATACTCCCTTTCGGTAACTGAAGTCGTTTTAAAATTCTTTCGGATAATTCGGAGAACATTTTTCTCCATTTCTACATTTTTTTCTTGTTCCGTAAGATTCATTTTGTCTATAAATATATTATTTATAAGACTTATAAGATTTTTACTTTTAAATAGTATAAATATAATATAAATATTACTTTATATGGAAAGAATACCTAAAAAAATATTTCAAACATGGGAAAATAAAAAATTTGATAAAACATTTCAAGCCATCGTTAATCGTTGGAGAGAGAAAAATCCAGATTATGAATATTTTTTATATAATGACCAGGAACGTTCTAACTTTATTAGAGAGAACTACCCTGAAAAAGTATTTAACGCTTATAAACGGATTAGACCTGGGGCATTTAAAGCTGATTTATGGAGATATTGTATACTATATACCTACGGAGGGGTATATGTAGATATTGATACATTAGCTGAAGATAAATTAGACATTTTACTTAATGATTGTGCTATTGATTTTTGTGTTCCTATCGATTTAAATATAAACAAAAAAGAAGGCGAACATAATTTGTTTAATACATTTATATGCACAAAACCTCAAAATCCTATATTATTGACATGTATCGAAAAAATAGTTTATTATGTAGAAAATAATATAATACCTAAGAACCCTCTTGATTTCTCTGGCCCTGGAGTTTTAGGTAGAGCTGTTAATATATTTTTAAATCGTCCAGAAGAATCATCATTCGTTGGTAAAGAAGGAATTTATAATAATATACTATTTTTAAAGTTTCATCCAAGTATTGAACACGTAACTACACCTACTGGTGAAATATTATTCCAAAATAAAAATGGCAATCAATACCTTAACACACTTTATAAAAATGAATGTAAAAAATTAACTAACTATATTAGTTGGGTTAATAATTCTCCTTTTGTATAAAAATTAGTATTATTTTATCATACTTTATATATAATGATTCCAAAAATTATATTTATGTGTGATAAAACACTAAAATATATACAGAACTATTCTTTAAATTGGAAACGTCTTAATCCTGACTATGAAATTAGATTATGTAATGATAATATGTGTGAATATTTTTTACTCAAAAAGTTTTCACCTATTCACAGAGATATATTTAAATATATTCCTGATGGACCCATTAAAGCAGATTTTTGGAGAGTATGTATATTATACGTATATGGCGGGATCTATATCGATGCTGATAATGAACCATTAGTTTCTATTGATTCATTTTTGGAAAAAAATATTGATTTTATCACTTGTAGCACATACTGGCATGATAAACCTCATATTAATTTTAATCCTAATTTTATAGCAACAATTCCTGGACATCCCTTTTTAAAAAAATGTATTCAAAAATATGTTATGTTATATAATAATCGAAATATAAATCCTTATGGTTATTGGAAATGGTCTATCATGACTATTCTTAGTGAAGTTATTGATATTAGAAATTATAATAAAAAAGAAGGAATATACTTATGTAATAATAATCAACAAATACAAATTATTCAAGAAATACAGGGAGAGACACATCATGATGATCATAATATATATAACCAAATACGAATATTTAACAATAGATATCAAAATTGGGACTCTGGAACACATTCATTCAAATCATAAATATTAAATATATAAATATACATATAATATGTCATATGTATATTTATTAGAATCTACAGATAATTCCACGTATGTCGGTGCTACTATAGATTTAGAAAAACGATTAAGACAGCATAATAAAGAAATTAAAGGAGGAGCACACGCAACAAGTATTAAGGTTGAAAAAGGACAAACATGGACTAGACGTTGCTATGTAGAGGGATTTCCTGATTGGAAAGCGGCATTACAATTTGAATGGGCGTGGAAATATTATAGTCGTAAATTACCCAAAAAAATGTTTCCTTTAGAAAGACGTAAAATGGCTCTTGAACAATTATTACAATTAGAAAGACCAACTAGTAAGTCTATACCTTATAGCGAATGGGATACACCGCCGAATGTAATATGGGAACAAACTATTGATACTAACACATAAAACAATAAGAGAATGCTAACTCAGCATAAATCCATTCTCTTCCATATTTATCTACAAATAGTACTTCATATTCTTCATAAGAATCTAATATAGCTATGAGGGAATACGATTTATATGAATATTTTTTTTTATATATATGTAATATTTTATATTTACATTTTTCATCTGATTTAAATGTTGTGCCATGCCATTTTATTTTATATATATAATTATTTACAGAAAACATAAACTAATTATATACACTTATATATAATATAATGTCACAAAAAATAAGGGTTTTAGTGATATTGGGACACGTTCCACAAACCCAACGTATTGTTGGTAGTAATGGTTCAATTACATATGATGGAATGTTTTATAGATTATGGAGCATGATTAAAGAAAAACTCAACGATAAGTATGATTTTGAGGAAACTTATGTGACTCAAGAAGAAACAAAAACATACAATAATCAAGTTAAAATTATTGGTGAAGGAAAATATGATATTTGTATTGATGGATTTAATATTTCTCCTGAACGTCTTAAAGAAGTTGAATTTTCTGAAGCCTTATTTTTAGAAAAAAACGCTATTATTCATTATCCAATCGGAACCTATTGGAAATCTTTATCCGAATTACTTATAGAATCATTTGTAAAACCATTTACTCTATTAATTATCTTTGCTATAGGTATCGGATTCTTACTACATTATTTAGAACCTGAAAGGTGGAAAGGTTCCCTTATTCCAAAAAAGTTTCATTTACGTCAAACTATATTAATGACCATATCTATTATATTTGGTGAGGGAGGTCTTATGGCCGGTAAAAGTTTATATTCTTTGCAATCTTTAATATTAATTGTTAGCATATTATTTATAGCTACGATATTTATTGCTTATATTCAAGCTGTAATCACAGCTCGTGTTATTAAATTAGAAAAAGGAGCTCAATTAAATCCACATAATATTGGCAATAAACCTGTTTTATCACAATATGGTAATATTATCGCCCAAAATATAAAAAAATTAAATGTTGATATACATACTATTAAAGGAAGTTTTGATGATTTAATTAAATTTTATCAAAAAAATCCAGATGATTATTCTGGAATAGTCATGTCATCAGTTGCTGCACATTATTTTAAACAAAAACATTCTCATTTCAGAGTTTCGGATAATGATTTTGGATATTTTACTATTCACTTTCCTGTAAATAAAAAACATGTTAATTTCAAGCGAGAACTAGATATTGTTATACAAGACTTACATAATGGTGATCGTATTATTAATATATGTAAAACGTATCCCGAATATATTGACGTATCTTTATGTAACGTATAATTTAAATTATAATTATAATTATAATTTAAATATAATGAGAGAAATATTAATTATATGAGATTACTAGTGTATGGAAGTAAAGGATGGATTGGTGGACAATTTGTTAAATTGTTAAATGAACACCAAATTGCGTATATTAATGGAAAATCACGTGTAGATAACTATGATTCTGTTAAACAAGAAATTGATGAGCACACACCTACTCATGTTGTGTCTTTTATTGGCAGAACCCATGGCACTATCGATAATAAGGTATACACCACGATTGATTATCTTGAACAAGATGGAAAATTACTAGATAACGTGAGAGATAATTTATATTCTCCTCTTTTACTTGCTGATATTTGTAAAAAGAACGATATTCATTATACTTATTTGGGAACTGGATGTATATTTAAATATGATGAAAATCATCCATTTGGTATTGAAGAATCCGGATTTCACGAAGATTCAGAACCTAATTTCTTTGGTTCATCTTATTCAATTGTTAAGGGTTTTACTGATAAAATTATGAAATTATATTCTGAAAATGTTTTGAACTTGCGTATTCGAATGCCAATTACGGGTGAAGAAAATGGTAGAAATTTTATTACAAAGATTGTTAATTACGAGAGAATATGTTCTGTTCCTAATTCTATGACTGTTCTACCTGAATTATTACCCTTTGTTCTTGATATGATAAAAAATAAAAGGGTTGGAACAATTAACCTTACTAATCCTGGATTAGTATCTCATAATGAAATTCTAAAAATGTATAAAGAAATAGTAGATCCTGGTTTTACTTGGAAAAATTTTACACAAGAAGAACAACGTAAAATATTAGCCGCAGATCGTTCTAATAATTATTTGGAAACTAATAAATTATCAACATTATACCCACAGGTAAAAAATATTAAAGATTCTGTTAGAGAATGTCTTATTAATTATAAAAATAATATGGATGAGAGAACTATAAAAATTAATCTACTAATTACTGGTGGTTGTGGATTTATTGGTAGTAACTTTATAAATTATTATTTTCCTCGAAAAAAGGTTAATAGACTTATTAACCTAGATGCGTTATATTATTGCGCTGATCCTAATAATGTGGATGAATCGATTAGAAATGACGATAGATATACGATGGTTAAAGGGAATGTAGCTGATTTAAATATTGTTTCTGATATTCTTAACAAATATGAAATCACGCATGTCATTCATTTTGCAGCACAATCTCATGTTCAAAACTCTTTTGAAGATTCATTAACTTATAGCCAGGATAACATAGTGGGAACCCATACATTACTTGAATGTTGTCGTAAATATAATAAAATTATTAAATTTATTCATGTTTCTACTGATGAAGTTTATGGTGAATCTATGAATACTATTGAAGAAACGCATAAAACTGAACATTCCATACTTTGTCCTACAAATCCTTATGCCGCAACTAAAGCAGGTGCTGAGTTAATTGCTCAATCCTATAATCACTCGTTTAATATGCCTATTATTATTACAAGAGGTAATAATGTATTTGGTCCTAACCAATATCCTGAAAAACTAATACCTCTATTTATTCAATTGTTGAAAAATAATAAGAAAGTAACTATTCAAGGAATGGGTGATGCTGTAAGAGCATTTTTACATTCGAAAGATACTGCTAGAGCATTTGAATGTATTTTGGAAAAAGGAAAAATAGGAGAAATATACAATATTGGTTGTGATGAAGGTATGGAATATTCTGTCATGGACGTAGCAAAAATACTCATTAAAATGATTAAGGATACTGAGGATTATGATAAATGGATTGATTATATTCCTGACCGCCCTTTTAATGATCAACGATACTATATCAGTAATCAAAAAGTAAGAGACTTAGGTTGGTCTATTCATGAGAATTTTGAAGATAGTTTAAAGAAACTTATTTAACTGAATTATAAAATGTATATGCTGTTAAATCTTCGGTTTCATTCAAGTCATAATTATGAAAAGTATCTTCTACACATTTATCACTTTCCTTATACATTCTACCACCACGTTGTTCATCATTTTTTAAATCGGCACGTAATCTTTTACGAATAATTTTAAACTCTGGTAACGTCTTACATTTATAATGATTTAATTGTATTATATCATTCGTAGGCGAATTATTTAATGGACCTGTTATCACATCACCATTAGTTGATTTTATTGGATAGTTTTTGTTATTAACTTCAATACTATGACAATCTAAATATTTTTTAAAAACTTCTTTATTAAAAAGTGTTTTAATATGAGGATTGATTTTTCTCTCGCACATCGTAAATCGAATAGTGTTAGGAATATTCCAATTATTTGAATGCCCATTTGAACCAAAAAAACGCCAGTTTATTCCAATACCTCCACATCTTATAGTATTATCTGGAGTCTTTATGTATTCAGAAACAAACTCTTTTACATTTTTATGTTTTTTTAATACGATAAACTCATCTATGTCTATATGAATAACATGTGTTATTATTGGTAATTTCATATAGTTTGTCACAAAATGACGTAGACTTTCATATTGCGCTCCACCTTCATAATTTTTACCCGGTAAATGCGTCACTATAACATGATCTTTGTAATCTTCCAATAAAGATTCATACGTTGGGTTGTCTTCATTATCATACAAGAAAATGTAATTAAATCCTAAGTTTAGGTGATAATTTACAAACTCAACAATATAGTTTGTTTCTAGTTTAGCAACACATACAATTACTGGTGATGGACCACTAAGAGCTATATTTTGAAGTTTATTTATATGTTTTATATAATTTATTTTATTTTGCATTCTCTCGTTCATTTATATAAATATAATATATTATACATTTATCTTGAAATTAAAATATTAATAAATATTATAATGAAAGGATTCGTTAAAGGTACTCGTTCTAAGACCCACAAGGGCCGCAAGAATTTTACAACTAAGCGTGGGGATAAGGTGTTCCATCGTCGTGGAAAATATGTACGTAAATCACGCAAACCTTATACCAAGAAAAACAAAACAAGAAAATCTAGAAAGAGCCGTCGTCATCGTCGTTAATTTTTCAAGGGTGTAAAATAATTATTATACTATATTATTGCATAAATAATATAGTAAGTATTCTTATATATAAAGTAGTATGTCAACCTTTTTAACAATACCAAAATCTATTATTAGTAAAGATTATGAAAAAAATAAACCCCGCATTATTCCTTATATTATTCATCAAACATTTAAAACAAATATAGTCCCTTTAAAGATGTTTAGGGCCGCACAATCATGGTTTCAAACGAATCCTAATTATAATTATAATTTTTATGACGATAATGATATTGAAACAATTGTTAGACATTTTAATACAGATGATTTTCATATTTCACGTAATCAATTATGGTCAGCATATAACTTAATGAACACTGGTGCTGGCAAAGCAGACTTATTTAGATACATTATTTTATATAATGAAGGAGGTTGTTATTTTGATATAGATACTATGTGTATTAAGGCTATTGACACATATATTGATACTGATGATGAACTAGTATCAGGTGTAGGTGAACGCGGAGATTTACATCAGTGGGGAATGATATATAAAAAAAAACACCCGTTTATAAAACGGGCAATTGAACTTAGCGTTTATAACATATTGAACCGACGATTTATTAAATATAAATCCCTTGAAGGATTAACTGGACCACCTTGCTTAGATATGGCGATTAAATTAATTTCCAATTTACATCTTGAATATCGTTTTAAACCTGGCAAATATACTATTAATAATTTTTTATTCCATGTTTTAAATGGTGATTATTTTGGTAATAATGTTATATTCAAATATAAAGGCTACAACGAAGACCTTCAATTGATGAAAATGAAACACTGGGGAAAAAACTCTATTTTTACTATATAATTAATTATGAAGCATTTAGCTAAAAATCTTAATTTTCATTTTCGATTTATACTTAACATATATCATAACAATTCTTTCAAAAAGATGTTCTATCATATTATCGGATAATCCTCGGAGTTTCATTTCTGTCTGTAGATGATTGCCAGCGATACCTCCTTCAGAATATTTTTTATATACATTAAAAAAGTGATCTCTTAGTTGATATTTTTGATTCACCCATTCATAGTCAAAACTATCTACTTTATTAAGTAAGTTATATATTATTTTAGAAGTAAAAAGTTCTTCGGCTATTTTTTTATGTAAAATATAAAAATTACCTTCGTTAAATATACCAATATTAGTAGGAAGACTATAATAATCTAATATTTGCTTGACATACATTTTAAAAGGTCCCCATGCTGATTCAGAAGAAGATAGGTCTAGATGTTCAATTAATTTATTTATATCAATATCTTTGGCTATAGGAGTTTTATAATCTATCCAACAATTGTTGAAAAACGCACCAATAGTGGAATCTTTGCATAAATTCAATATCTCTTTCAGATTCACAAGAAATGGTTTTATATATTCTACCCGCTTTGTGTTGTTCGATTTAGAATGTATGTAAAATATGTATTCATAATTTATCTTATTTTCCTTAAGATAAGTTGTAATAACAAATTTTGAACCTATATCCATACCATAATTAGGTATAGATATGAATGTATATTTATGATTTTTATTTATGGGGACAATACTTTCAATACAATATGTCACGATAATAGTAAAATGTTCTTGTAACGTATTTAAAATAGTAGAAAACATAAAATCAAAAGAGTTCAAATTATAACAATGAACAGCACATATATATTTGGATTTATGTTCCCCTTTATTAGAGAGTTTATATTTAACTTCAGAAGAAGGGTCTTGTAACCTTAATATATATTTATTAAATAATATCGGATACTTATAGTAATCTAAAAAAAGCGGCGGTGACTGATAATAAGATTTCATCAATTGTTCCATGCGGTTTACCCATTTACTATCATTTTTCCAAAATTGATGGCCACCAAAACTATTTATATTGACATAATTTTCAGTTGAGAAAGAGAAGGCTTCATCCCAATCAGCTACTTTACCAATATTATAATTAACCATAGTCCTACAAAAATAAATATCCTCTGGACGTTTATTATTATAAGTTATGATACGTTCTTCGAGAGACGGACGAGTAGCAATAGCTTCTAACATAATTTGTCTGGTTCTAATGCTAAATCCTCCATTTCCTACACAAATACGTTCTGTTCGTTCTTCAAATGGTGCTCCAATATAATCCCATTTTAAAAATTTATCAACGTTATTTTTAAAAATACAACTATCCTCTTGATATATTAATATCTTATCACTCTTCAGTATATTCCAGAATGTAGAAGAGGTTAAGAATAAAGAATATTCTTTTTGAGTAATATTTTTTAAAGTAGTTGTAACAATATTAATCTGAGGTGAAATAGATTGACATATTTTGGTCATAAACAAACTATTATATTGCCCACATACAATTGTATGAGACCATGATGGACCCAATTTTAATATTGTGTTTCTGATAATAAACTCAATATGAGGTAATATCCGAAACTCAACGATTACCGCAGTTTTATTGGAATTAACATCAAACTCGGGTATTGGTATTTGTTTTTGTTGTGGTAGATAGTTAACACACAAACTACGAAATAAACATTTATTTAAGTCATCTTTATTGTATGCTACTTCTCCTTGTTTATATTCTTCCATCGCCAGTTGTCTTGATGCGTGATATTGTTGTATTGCTGGAGTCGTATAAGGTATTTTATTATTATATCGTCGTTTTACCATATAAAATATATAAGGGATTTTATTTATATAAAAATAAGGAAATAAGTTAAAATCTTATATAGATTTTACCTTTTACATATAATAATAACATGTCACAAGTAGATATAGATGATTATTTTGACATGGAAAAAAACAATATATCGGATACATTAGATGATAAATGGATTCAAGAATTTGAACAATTGGAGAAAGATTATCATTCATTCTATAAAGAAGATGTAAATGTTATATCGTTTCAATTTGTGTATATGAATAGAAATAAAGAGATAGAATTTATAAAAAAAGAGAAAATAGACATGCAAGAGTCTAATCGTATATCCAAAGAGCATTTAGTAAGTATTTTAAAAGACAATAAAGAGATACATAATATACAATATTCTCTGGATTCTATGTGCAAATATAATATTAAATTGAATGTAGATGAAATTACTACGTATATTCGAAACCCTCATAATATTGAATATCTTAATGTGATACATTCATTAAATGATATTGTTTTTGAACCAACTATTTCTATGTTTCAAGATTTAAATACAATTTATATATTTTATATTCAGCGTAATTCTAGTAAACATACTACTACACGAAAAATAATATTTAAAAATCTGCCGAAAAATAAAAAGGGAACACGAAAAAATACATTTAAAAAAATAAATTAATGTATTTTAATTTATAAATGCAAGCAATTGCTGTATTAACAAGAGGGTACACCAATATACACCAATATAATATGTTAATTCAACGTAATTTATATATAAGTAAGTATTTGAATAATATAGAACAAACTGATATATTAATCTTTCATGAAGGTAATATCAATGATATACATCAAAATTATATAAAATCAAAAACACCTAATTTAAATGTAATATTTATTTGTATATTGGAATTTGCTTTCGATAAGAGCAAAAGTAGTATAAGATTTTACGAACCAACTAAAATGTTTGCTCTTAACTATAGACATATGTGTTCATTCTGGTTTGTTGATTTTTGGAAATATGTAGAAAAATATGAAAAAATAATTAGAATCGATGAAGATTGTAATATTTTTTTTAATTTAGACATGGTCTTTTATCTATTAAATTATAAAGCCGCAATATTTGGAAATTGGGTAATGGACGAAGATAAAGTAACATATGGTTTAAATAATTTTATGATGATGTTTTTAAAAAACAATAATTTAGTTCAGCGTATGAAACAAAGAAAACCATCGGGTCCTTATACAAATGTAATTGGTTTCAATATGAATATTCTGAGACAAAATAAATTATTAAATGACTATGTGAATGAAATAAAAGTCTCAAATAATATTTATAGATATAGGTGGGGAGATTTATCCTTATGGGGTGAAGCGTTAAGTTATTTTTTTCCTCCTAGTTTTTATCTCAAGTTAAATAAAATAAAATACTATCATGGTAGTCATAATCAACACGTAGAAAATGGATCAAACGTAAACAAAGTTAATGCTTTGTTTAATTTTAAGTAAAATTGATAATATTTAATTCATCATTTGAAAATAAATACATATAATGAATTATAATAAAATATACACAAGTCGGTTTAGTGATACTACATGGGACGAAAATATAGAATATCGATCACGACATAGTGATATTGGATGTATATATGGTTGTCCACTACGTCTTCATTCTAGAATACCTTTAAATGAACCCATTTTTGTAATTGAAATGAATAATACCAAAAATAAGATTGAAGGAATTGGATTAATTAGAAATCAAATAATTTTAGATTCATATCATCCTGTGTATAAATGTGGTAATTACAATAGATATATTTATAAGGGACAATATAGAATAGATAGAGAAGTAATTGGGCGTTATAATGAAAACTTATTAAATATACTGGATCATATCTTGTTTAAAGAAAAAACGCATATGAAACGAGGATCAGGAATAACGGCAATTCCCAAAAAAGTATTAAAACATGATTTATGTAAATCACATGATTTACAAAAAGAAATAGAAGTGTTATTTAAAAATTATTTTCCTAGTAAATCTGGTGAAGATAATATAGAAACTTAGTATAATAGTATAATATAATAGTATGAATACAAATGTTAGTGATTATTCGATAGTAGATTTATTAAATATTTTAGAGATAGATGTAAATGAAGATGATCTCACACCACAACTTATTATTAATAAAACCAACGACTACATTACACGTTTTAAAAAAGAGAATAATTTAACATTATCTACATTTTTTAATAATGTACAAATTCGACTTTTAACTTATTTAAAAGATGATAACGCATATACTAATAATGAAAACGATTATGAACAGGAGGATGATGAGGAGGATTATAACGATGATACCGATGATAACGATGATAAAAATCAGATACCTTTACCTCAATTAACCCAAAACTGGGTTAATAATCAATATTTAACACAAGATTCTAAGAGTCAAAACGATAAAATTACGAATAGAAAAAATAATATTCAAACTTTTCCAAATGAACATTTGCCTATGAAAAAAAATACTTTAGGCGTTAGTAATACATTTAATGTTCCTGTAGCACAAGGCGTATTAAATCCTAATTTAAAAAATATTACAACACGAATTATTAATTTAGATAGTCAGTATCGTGAAACAATTCTTGATTCTAAGGAAACTTCGACAGATTATACCTTAAATTTATCTGAACCATTAGTGAACGTATTATCTTTAAGATTGTATTCATTTCAAATACCCTATACATGGTATTGTATTGATAGTGAATATGGTAATAATTTTTTTTGGATTTCTTTTGTTAATACCTCAGGAGAAATAAATGATAGTGTTAAAATACAAATTTCTTCTGGAAATTATAATACAACAACTTTTACACAAGCTATTACAGCCAGTTTAACAATCGCAGGGTTTGATTTTAGTGCTACATCTAGACCAGGTGAACCTATTTATATTGCACCTACTAACAATAAGGTGTCTTTACTTTTATATGGAGGAACATATGGAACAGAAACTATAGATGAAAAAACGATAATTACATTTTTTGATTTTAATTCCAAAATTAAAAGTGATGAGGGTGATATAGCTAGTTGTAATACATCTTCATATATAAATCAAACTTTAGGATGGATCATGGGATTTAGAGAGCCTTCTATAAATGTTAATTTGAATGGAAATGTATCGGAAGCTATTATTAATTTATATGGTTCTCGATATTTTATTTTAGTTTTAGATGATTTAAACCAAAACCACTTGAATGATGGTTTAGTTACGATTACTGAAACATCAAAGACAATAAAATTACCCAAATATTATACTCCTACTCTTCCTTATACATGTACAGAACCCAATCCAACTTCTGATGAACCTAATAATGTTACCTATTCATCGTCAGCACAAGTTCTTCCAAGTGCACCTCGGGTTTTAACCCAATCACAAATATATTCAATAAATGAAATTATTAAGAATAATGAAAAAACATTAGATTATAAAACAAAATCTCCAAACGTATCAGATACGTTTGCCGTCATACCATTAAAAATCGGGTCTATGAGTTTAGGTGATGTATATGTAGATTTTGGTGGTTCGTTACAAGACAATAAGCGTGATTATTTTGGACCTGTAAATATAGTAAGATTAAGAATTAAATTATTAGACGATCGTGGAAATGTAGTGAATTTAAATGGAAATGATTGGTCAATTACATTAATATCAGAATCTCTTTATCAGTACTAAGTCGTAATTCAATATAATTAAATATTTAATTATATTAAATGATAAATGATTTCATATATACCATAGGACATTTTGCTCCTTTTTTAGTATCTACACTATCTTTATATTTATTATGGAATAAACAAAACTTTTTACATGCTTATATAATTGGTCTTATTATAGATTTCTTTGTTGTAAATAATGTATTAAAACATTTAATAAAATCTCCACGTCCATCAGAAGATATTGCTTTATTTTATGCTAAGAAAACTCATGCATATAATTTACTTAATCCACAACAATATGGTATGCCTTCTGGTCATGCTCAAAACTTATTTTATTCGTCTATATTTATTTTATTAACTTTCAAGAATGTTTATATTTCAGCGTTTTATTTTTTATTAACATTAATATCTTTGTGTCAACGTATTCTATATAAATACCATACCCCCTTTCAAATACTTATAGGGTGTATTGTTGGCATGATAATAGGATATACAACATATAACCTAACAACAAAAAAAATAGCCCAAAATACTAATATTAAAGATGATAAGCATTCTATAAGTAAATATGTAAATAACTAGGATTCATAACCTTCTTCACTTTGATAATCATCCGAAGATGAATCATTATCTGGCTCTGAAGGAAGAGGATCATGATTAGGGGATGTGAAATTATAAATATAATCTTCATATCCATAAGTATCTATATAATCATTACGATAAGTTTCATGATTATTAACAATTTTATTCATTATACTATGAGCATATTCATTATATTCTTTATCATTCATATTTTCTATTTTTCCCATAAACAACCCATCACCATTATCACTATCACTATCAGATTTTAAGCTATCTATATTTTTATTTTTTGTTTTGTTTCTAAAATTATTTCTATTATTTCTATTGATTTCAATCCATCCGTGGGGTAATTTATTTTCTTCCTTATCTTTTGTTTCATTTACCCATGTACTAACATTTTTATAAGTTAACTTGTTTACTTCCTCTGTATTTATTTCTTTTGACATATTTTTTTTTCCAATAGAATTAAGATCTGGAAATGATTCTTCCTTATACTTAAAAGAATTAGATGAGGAAAACCTATTTTTTTTATTGTAATTATCCTTCCATTTGCGACTCATTTTATAAGATGAAATATAAGATTGTGATTGTGATTGTGATTCTGTATAATATATAAAAATAAAATATTTATAAATCAATTTTTTTATATATTATATACACGTTACTTTAAATATCATCAATATCTACTTTATCATCATCACTATCTTGTGAAAACATTATATTTGAATTAGTTTTATTTGAGGTATTTAAACTTTCAATAATAGCTTCATAATCTGATTCTTTTTCATTAGAAAACTCAAAACTAGGTTCTTCATCATTATTACTTCCAAAATCATTATCTGAAAAGTTATTCCAATTAATTTTTACTTGTGATTTTATTTTTTCTTTGTCTGCATCTGAATATACCTCTAATAAGTCGCATTTTTGCATTTTTTTATCTCCCCCACCTGATTCAAACTCTCTAATACCTATTAATACCCATTTACCTCTAATTAACATATTGTCTCTTTTACCACGTCCGCGAAACTTACCACGAATTATACATAAGTATTCTTTATTATCAATATCTTTAACATGACACATACCATTACCAAGTAATGCTGTTACTTGGGCATATATTTCATATTCATTTTCTGATAATCGTGTTTTGTGATTAGCACGTGATGAAGCCATTACATGCTTACGAGCTTGACTCTTATGACCGCTTCCACCTTTAACATTTTTAACCATGATGATTGTTATATAGTATATATATGTATATATTTATTATAATAAAATCAATTTTATTTAAAATTGATATGACAATAAGTATAATGAAAATGATAATAATATATAATGAAAACCCAAAGCATTTTAATCCCTTCAATAAATAAAACTATTGAATATACTATAGGTCAAAATGCTCAAGATAATCATGACATAATAGATAATGCGTTAGAAAATGATATGTGGTTTCATATTAATAACAAACCATCATGTCATATTATTGCATCTATTCCAGATGATATCAAAAGAAAGGATATGAAATATATAATTAAACAAGGTGCTGTTTTATGTAAACAATATTCTTATCCGGCAATAAAAAATCTCGAAATAGTTTATACTAAAATAAAAAATATAACAAAAACTGAAAAAATAGGTCAAGTTATACCTAATCCTGCTTCCATTATTACTATTTAATAATTTATCTTATTAATTTTTAAGAAATCATCATTTTTTAGATTAATTATACCTTTATATTTTTCATATACTTCTTTCCACGTACGTTGAACAATAATCTTTTGTAATGTTTTACCAATAACATCTATTCCTTGTTCATCAGGTTCATAACCATATTCTTCATAAAAATCTTCTATATCACTATCATCATTAATTTCCATTTTTTCGTTGGTTTCATTAAATACACCATTATATTCTTTAATTCTATGATCCCATACAGGACAGCCACGAGTATAATATTCCCAATTATTATAATAAATATTAATTACATCCTTTCCTTCACGTGCTAAGTTAAATAAACTTAAATAATTTTCTTCATCGATAAAATATTTACAAGCCAATGGTAATACTTTACGAATAACATAATATTCTTGTTTAATTCCATTTTTGTCTACATATGTATTACTTTCTGTATCCTCTTTAGCGATAGTTTTATATTCATTATATAAATCTCTATCATGTGATACATATATATTAGGACCCATTTCAATATTTTTAGAAAACATATAATAATGCATAATATTAGCTAATAAAATTTTATAAGGAGCTATATTATTTGTTGAACTATATTTTAATTGTGCGTGCCATTTATTTAAAAACATTTTATTATAGTCGTGATTAAGTTCTGAAAATATTTTAATAATTTCATCTACATAATTACTTGAATGTGTAAATAAATATTTACTTAAACGAATATAATCTTTCTTTTGTAATATATTTTTGAATACTGAAGGAGAAAATTGCGTATTTTTTAAAGAGGAGTTTTCTAATAATTTACATAATATGAAGGTATCAATATTTAGTGGACGAACAAAGAAGTTTGCTATAAGCGAATAAATAATATCGCTTTTATCTTGTAAGGTTTTTGCTTTTGTCCATTCGTTTTCCTTTTTAAGAATATATGCATAATAGGAAGGATTCAACGTATGGAATAAATCATAATATATTTTCCATATTATTTGAAATAAATACTTTTCAAATCCTGAATAAAATAATTCAAATGCCCAAAATAATGCTTTTTCCTCTTTACGTTCAAGAACGCATGTAAACAAAGATATGTCAACTTCTTGTTTTATATATAAATAACGTGTAAATATAATTTCATTATTCATGGTATTTAGTAATTTTGTACTATATATTTGAAATTATCAATTTTATTTATTTCGTTGTTAAATATATAATGGCAGAAAGTTGGATTGACGTAGTCAAACGTGTTTTTAAGGAGGGTAAAAAGAAAGATAAAGACTATAAATTTAAAGACGCATTAGTCGATGCTAAAAAGGTTTACAAAAGTGCTGATAAGGATATTAGCAAAGGTGTGAAAGATGTTAAGAAAGTAGTTAAAACTAAAAAACACCATAAAAAATCTAAATCTAAATCCAAAAAGAGTAAATCACACAAGCGTAGATCTCGTAAAACCAAAAAACGTCATCACAAATAAATAATACGATTATAATTGTTATACACCATTGAATATTTAAAACGGTGTTGTTTTTACGACACTAAAACGTAGTCGTTGTAAAAACGGAACACGCAAAAATAAGAAAACCGGAAATTGTGAAAGTGTTTTAGATAAGATGATGAAATTAGTTTAAATATATAATAATGGTATTATTATTATACATTAATGCATGGTATATATTTAAATATAATTAATTGTATAATATAATGTCGTTAATCAAAAAAGTAGATGTCTGTTGTGGATTAAATTGGGGAGATGAAGCTAAGGGAAAAATTGTTTCGTCTTTAGCTAACACAGGACATTATGATATGATATGTCGTTGGACAGGTGGAAATAACGCAGGGCATACTATATACAGAAATGGTGTTAAATATAAAACGCATTTAATACCAAGTGGAGTATTTTATAATACATTATCTATTATTGGACCAGATTGTGTTGTAAATGAATCAAGTTTTCACGAGGAAATTAATTATTTAAAAAATAACGGGTTTAACACAGAGTGTATTAAAATTTCACCAAAAGCTCATATAATAACAAGTTTACATATTGAACAAGATAAACAAAGATATCTTAATAATACCTCCACGGCCAAAGGTATTGCACCATGTTATCGGGATAAATACGATCGTAAAGGAATACAAGCAAAAGATGTAGAGTCATTTGAGCCTTATTTATGGGACGAACAATTATATGGTAACATATTATGTGAAGGAGCCCAAGGTTTTTGGCTTGATATAAATCAAGGAAATTATCCATATACAACATCTAGCACTACATTACCATATGGCGCATGTAGTCTAGGATTTTCACCCCAACTAATAAAAAATATCTATGGTGCTACAAAAATATACGATACTCGCTCAGGTTACGATCCTTTATTTCCTGAATCTTTGCGAGATGATATGGATTTATTACAAATTGCCAGAGTGGGAAATGAAATCGGAACGACCACAGGAAAAAATACACATGTAAATTGGTTAAACTTGGATAAGTTAATAACAGCAATTAATATAACTGGAACAACACATATTATTTTCTCCAAGGTTGACATAATTGAACTAGTTAATGTGTTTAAGGTTATTCATTTTGATAATATTATAACGTTTTCAACAATTATAGAAATGACAGATTATATATCTCAACAAACTTATCAACATTGTGGATTCATTCAAAAAATTATTTTTTCTGACAATCCAGAGAATGTATCATTTGATACGCAAACAAAATTTGCACCTAGTAAAAAAATAGATATCGTAGTAGAAGAATATTAATATTAAATATTCAAACATGGAGCTTACACAATTCTTGAATCTGTGTTAAATTCATTTCATCTAATATATTGCTTATTTTCAATATATTATTTCTCTCATCATTTCTTTTTATAGGATCAGGATTTATATTCTGAATGAATATATTATACATTTTCGTAATAATGTTATCTGTTTTTAATAAATCTGGATTTTTCGATAGAAATAAGTCTCTCAAAAACAACAAAAACATGATACATATTTGGTAGTTATTCCAGGTATTACTTTTATTTAATAAAATATTTATAATATCATATTTTGATTTTTGTAAAAGGTGTTGATGAGAGAAAAAAGACGATTCTTTATATCGTTTTAAATAATCTTTTGTAAAAATATTTAAAGAAGATAGCCCATATTTACCAGTAACGTCTTCACATATTTTTTCTAAATCTGATACATCAATATGATCTCTTTTATTCTCTAATATAAAAAGAATTATGTGATATTCTACAGGTAAAAATATATTAATATTATATTTTTTATTGAATATTATATTTATTCTTTCAGGAGTTAACTTAGTATATACAAATGAATATTGTAACGCATGTATTATTGGTAAGTCGTTATGATACATTTTGATTAAAAAAGGCGACAAATCTAATACTACTATTGATTCTTCTCTCATAATTTGCAAAGATTCAGATAAATACTTAAACATATGAAATATCATATAAACTCTTTTATGTAACAAATTGTTATCATTATATAAATATTCATATAATGTCTTTTCTGGTTTTATTACTCTTTCATATATCATTATGTAATTATCCGTGTTTTTGAATTTCTTATATTTCACGTTTAAACTATCAGTTAATTCTGTAATATTTAAATCCATTTCTTTACAAAAAAAAGAAAATCTATATTCATATTTTTTTATAACTTCATTTACTTCTAATTTCATTTTAGTATTTGTATCATATTTTAATAGATGTTTTAATAATATAGAAGATTCACTCTCTTTTTCTTTGTCTTGAATAAAAAAAGAATTTGAAATCATCTGTATATACATAAATAATATTTTTTGTATTTATTTATTTATTTGGATAAAATATCTATTTTTATATGTTTTTTTAAGTTTATTTGTAACATCTTCTGTTGATAGAGAATTACCCAAACAATCATCTATCTGTTCTTTTATCATTTGAGATTGAATAGTACAAAACTCGGTAAACGCGTTGGATGGTTTAAAATCCTTTTCTTGTAATGACTCCTTTATGTGATCATCCATTAATTTAAGTAATTCCTTATTCAAACTTTGATATTTTCGACGTTCAGTTGGTGCCTTTTTTTTAGTTCCCTTTTTTCGGTAATAATATCGCGCACTTTTATATAATTTGTCTATTACGTTTCCCTTATATCCATCTCTAGTTAAACGTTGAACTTCATTATTAATTAACTCATCATTTTCTTCTCTCCATTTTTCCCAAGATTCTTTAAAATCTACTCTAGTATCGTATTCATGTATTTTTGAAAAGGCAAATATTAAATCTATCAATTCTTGGGAAAACTTATAACGATAAATATTTATTACGTTATTATTTGAAACTTCAGATAGAGATTCGTGTCTGTCATTAGATTTAGATTTTCCTTCACAAATAACCATGTCTGGCCTATTATGTCTTGAATGAAAAACTCCTCCATTACTATTATCACCGGTAGGAGTAGAATAATATACAGATGAACTACTTCCATTCGTATCCATTTTATTAGATGTTAAATTTAACATTATAATAAATATTATTTCAATTTTAATATTTATTATATATATGGCTATTTATTACTATACATTACAATACCAAACGTACTTAAATAAACAAAATAATCAATATGAAGATATAATTACTTTAAACACTTTTCCGCGAGGACCTCTTCAAAAATTAATTAGAAAAATTCGTTTACCCATATTGTCTCCTTTTGAGGTAGAGCCATATTCTTCATGTAATAATAGATGTTGTTATGCTATTATGTCTAGATATAATTTTATGCATGATTGTGAATTACCTGATTTATTATCTTTTTTAAGTAATAATGGCTATAGTATAAAAACAGATATTACCAATATGTTTAATCAAAATCAACATACAAATAATTCTATTATTTGTTATATTAGCTATATTACACAATAATTATAATTTTCTGTACCTATTATAATTATATGAATAATAGTAGTAATAATAATTCATTTTTAAATGCAAAAGAAATTAATACTTATCAAACTAGCTTTTTACAATCTAATATTGATTCTATTGATAATAATATGAAACGAACTGTATTAAGTTTAAAAAAAAAGCCTACAACACCCTATAAATATATGATAGGAACTATAGTTTATCTCCTTATTTTTGTGATTATTATCCCTATTATATTACTTAATTATAACTATTATACGATTTTAGCCGCATATTTCCCTAATGTTGATATGATAGCTACTATTTTAGGATATAATGGTGGACCAGAATTATTTGGTCATCGAAATGTATGGAAATATTTATATAATCCATCTAACTTTACTATTTTAGGATTCGTAAGTACCACTATTATGAATTATTTCGCACTGATTGGTGCAACATTTATAATTGCGATGAAAACTTATAAGACTAATAGTTGGAAACAAGGGTGGGGGCTCGCATTTATTATGATTATTTGCACTTATTTAGCACCTGGAAATATTATTGTTATTTTACAAGATAACTTTAATAAGCTTCTTACTAATGAATTTAATATAAAAAGTTTTAATATTAACTATGTTTTGGGAGTTTTATTTGGATTTATTGTTGCTATTTGTATCATTTTGTTGGAATCTTTGTTAATTAAAGAAACACACTCTCATATCGTATATGCTATTGATAAATTTGTGTGGTTTATGCATAGATTAAAAATATTAGAAAAATTGATTTAATATCATGTTATTATTATTTATTATATACTATGGAGTTCTGTCAAAAATATATTCTTAATTATGATACTTATTCATCTGAACAGCAACAACAACTTATTAAATATTTTAATCAATTAGATGATAAACAAAAACAAATACTATCTATTGCTTATGAGCATCTAGGTTCATCCTTTAATGTAATTAAAAGTAATGGTTTTAAAAATTGGGTTAATAATACCAATTAAATGTAAAAACTTACAATTGATATTATTATTTTATTCTGTTTTATTTTATTTTTTATCAGTATTTTCAAACTCTTTATTTGATGTTTTAATACGCGATTCAGCATTTGATCTTGATTGTGATATTTTATTATAATCTTTTAATGTATTTTGATATCCTTGATTGAATAATCGTGATGTCATAGATACTGAATTAATATTTGAACTTAATGCCAACGAAACAGCTGTAATATCTCTTATTAAAGATATTACTATATCTATTCCTGGAATATCTTCTAGAGTATTAAAAGTTACACTCACTATCGTTTTAATTATTGTCTTTACCATTTTTGTAACTATAGGAACCAATTCATCTAGAATATGCTCTGCTTGAGGAGCCGCCGCCGTAACTATATCTTCAGCTATATCTCCTGCTTTTTCAGCAGATTCTTTAAGACTTTCAATAAAAACTGGATCATTTAATTTGCTTTGTAATCCTTTTACTACTCTATCCATAAATATTTTCGTTTTTTCTATTGCTACATCAAACTCTCCTGCTTTATCTGCTTCTTCTAAAACGTTATTTAATTTATTTACAAAACATAAACTTAATCCTTTTAATTTATCTGTTGTTTCTTTAGTTAAAATATTATCACTTAAACCAATCTTATCACTTAAACCAATCTTATCTATTATATTTTGTATATCTATTTTTTTTGTTAATCCATTTAAATTATCTAATTCTGATTCACTTTTATCTAACATACCCTCATCTTTATCAGATGTGTTTTTATCATCTTTTTGTATAGGCACATATCCAAATGAGTGCACTACAGCATTTACTAATTTATCACCTAAATTAGTTATGGTATTTGTTGTATTATCAACTATTACTTGTGATGATGTTTCTAATTTTTTTATCTTTTCTTCTTCAGGAGCTCCTCCCCTATAGTAACGTTTTTTGGTATACTTTTTTCTAATATTTTTCTTTCCCTTTCTATATCTTGTTTTATTAATCATAATATAGGTATATACTTTTTTCTAATTAAATATTATTTAATTTTTTAAAATCAGCAAATGTTAATTTATGTCTATTATCTACTTCTTCTTTTTTTATTTTTTTAGTAAATAAAAAATTGGAGAAACGTCCTTCATTAGCATATACATTTATATTTTTTTTTATATTATTATCTACCTTTATATCTTTACCAGAATTAACACTGGTTTTACTTGATTTATTTTGTGATGGCTTAGCTGACTCTTTATTATACTTTTTAAAATTCGCAAACACATTTTTCTTTTTTGGAACATTATTTATATTTTTTTCATTTTCTAACTCTTCTTTTAATAATTCTTCTCTTTCTCTTTCTCTTTCTCTTTCTCTTTCTATTTCCTTTTCTTTTTCTTGTTTACTTAATTCATCTTTAAAATCTTTATATATGCTTTTACAATTATTCATTATAACATATTTTCTGGCTATTGTCTCTAAATAACGATATGGTATATTATGATCGGCATAATATACAAAAATCTTTCTATTATTATCATAACTCATCATTACATTTCCTAATGGTGTATTTTCGTATATAAAACTAATTTTCAAATTATTTAATCTTTCTTCATCTAATTCTATTATATCCAGATTATTATATTTATCCATGTATTTATATTCATAATAAACTTCTTTTTTTTTTTCAATCTCTAATTTTTCCTTATCATCTTGGTTATACCAATATAAACTATCTAACCTATTCGATAAAAATGAACGAATATAAGGATGATTTCGAACAGCACCTTCCATTAAAAAATAGAGAGCTAATATAAAAAATAAGTTTATATAGTGAATTGGAGTTGGAGTTAATGATTCATCGTTACAGGTTTCTATTTCCATCTTTTTATAATATATTAATATCTTATTAATATCTTATTAATACCTTATTTGTTTAATTCATTTTTTCTACGTTGAAATAATTCAAATACTTCACTTTGTAAATCTGCACAACGAAGTAATTCATATGAGTTATTAGTATTTGTAGGATGTAACTTCACTAGCCATAAATCTTTCACTTTTTTATCATATTTTTTTTCTAATATTGCCTTATATGTATTTAATTGAAGACTATAATGCCAATAGTTAGTGTTGGGTAAATGTTCTACACATTCAGTGGTTGCTGATTCTCCAAAATTATTTATTTTTGATATATCTTTACTTCTTTTCCAATCATAAATAGACAAAGAACCATCCTGATTTTCATATACCATATCTATCGACCCTGCTAATTTTAATTCTTCATCATATATCATCCATTCAGTTCTATATGGAACCTGAAGAGGATATTTCTTTACATAATTTAAAAAGAAATCCCATTCTATAGATTCATTTGGAGGCTTTTCTCCTTCATTAATTCGTTTATTATACGACTCCAATAATGATTCATGGGTATACCTTTTTTTTACATTTTGATTCATAAAACATTCTATATCAAAATGTAATGCTGTTCCTGCTCCTGATACCTCCTTTGCATTTTTACTCCATTGTTCTTTTATTTCTTCTGAACTCATACCCCAATACTTATTTTCACTATGCCAATTTTTTCCTTTCATCATTTTCTCTATTACTTTATCAGCATTAAAATGAGGAAAATGACTATGATTCCATGTTGTTACACTTGTATATACACTTGTTAGATCATTCGTTATCGTATATTTATGACTTGGCTCATCAAACATTAAATATTTATCTCTATCATGTCCATTTTTTTCACTTAAAATAGGTTCTAATTTTGACATTATGATTTATATATAAATATTTAATTTAATTAAGTATTTTTCAATTTATTTTTATTTTATGTATTGATTTTTATTTTGTGTCTTGCTGCTTAGATCTCAAATACGTATATGGTCCTTCGCCTCTTAATTCTACATCTTCTTTATTTGGTTCTGTATTCACTTGTGCTCGTTCACCATACAGGTGCCAAAAGAAACTACCACTATCTCCATATACTGTAAACTCATTGTTTTCTACTTCACTTGTGGTGTATGTATTCCTTATTACAATATGTGGGCTGTATATTGGTGTTATTTGTATAGTAAAATTAGTAGCTAATTTATCTACATAATGGGGTAATTGGATTGTCACTTTTCCTTCACTTTCTATTTTTGCTTTTCCGCGATAATATACACCAGCTTCGGGACCTTCCAAACAAGCATGGACTAAATATTTATTTTTATCTACTGGATGATCTATGACAAATGTTTTATTTGCATCGTAACAAACTTCAGCGGTATAATCATTATAATACAAACCATTCGCTGTACTTCCATTTACATTTCGTATTGGACTAATATAACAAGCATATATGTTCGAAGGCGGGGGTACGTTCGATGAACCCGTTGCATTTATACAGATACAACCTTCTGGCTGCGCCGAAGCGAAGGCTCCTAAGGCTATACTATTATTCCCTTGCCCAAATTGACAAGTTTGATAACCTATTGCTATACTGGCAGATCCTTGTCCAGTTTGACCAGCCCGTGAACCTATTGCTATTGCGCTTCCTCCAATCCCACTTTGGTTATTTTGACCAGCCTCATAACCTATTGCTATACTTTGACTGTCTTGGTTATTTTGACCAGCATTATAACCGATTGCTACACCGCCAGATCCTTGTCCTTGTAGACCAGCGGCTGTACCTATTGCTACACTATTTAGTCCTTGTCCAGTTTGACCAGATTGATAACCTAATGCTAAACTATATTCTCCTTGTCCAGTTTGACCAGCCTGTGAACCTATTGCTATTGCGCTTCCTCCAAACCCACCTTGGTTATTTTGACCAGCCTCATAACCTATTGCTATACTTTGAGTCTCTTGGTTATTTTGACCAGCATTTTTGCCAATTGCTATATTTACACCTGTTGCTAGTGGGCCTCCTCCAAACCCACCTTGGTTAGTTTGACCAGCATTTGTGCCAATTGCTATACATTCAATCTCTTGGTTATTTTGACCAGCATTTGTGCCAATTGCTACACCGCCAGATCTTTGTCCTTGTAGACCAGCGGCTGAACCTATTGCTACACTCAGATCCCCTTGATCAGTTAGTCCTGCGTTTGTGCCAATATGAATCGATGTGCTCCCTACTTCCCATGTTGTTGTTCCACTATTCCAGTATAAATAATCACTATAATCAGTTCCAGCAGGCAATCCTATAGCACTACCACTATTTATGTCATATTTAATCTCCTTTGTATCAGCATCATAACGTAATACGCCTGTTGCTCCGCCTATTACACCCGTCATTTCACGGATTGGTGAAATATATAATGCACCAGCTGTTTCTCCATTTACTGCTGTTTCACCTCCACTTATCACGATACTATTGTTTGGTTGTCCTTGTTGGCCAGAATTATAACCTATGGCTACACTATATTCTCCTTGTTCAAAATTTCCAGCTTGATAACCTAATGCTAAACTATATTGTCCTTGTCCAGTTTCACCTGCGTTTGTGCCAATTGCTATACTATGAGCCCCTTGACCAGTTTGACCAGCATTTGTACCAATTGCTAGACTCAACATTCCTTGTCCATTTTGACCAGCATTATAACCGATTGCTACGCTCTCAACACCTTGTCCAGTTTGACCAGCTTGTTTACCTACTGCCACACTATTTGCCCCTTGGCCAGTTAGTCCTGCGTTTGCGCCAATATGAACCGAGCTGCTTCCTACTTCCCATGCTGTTATTCCACTATTCCAATATAAATAATCACTATAATCAGTTCCAGCAGGCAATCCTATAGCACTACCACTATTTATGTCATATTTAATCTCCTTTGTATCAGCATCATAACGTAATATACCTGTTGCTCCACCCACTACACCCGTCATTTCACGGATTGGTGAAATGTATAATGCACCAGATGTATCTCCATCTAATTTATCTGGACCTGCGTTTAATACAATAGTATTATCTGCATGGTTATTGAAACCAGCTTTATTACCTATGGCTATTGAATTTTCTCCCATTGAATTTTGACCAGCATAATACCCTAAAGCTATGGAATAAGGAGACTGATCATCGGACCCAGCATGATCACCAATAGCTATTGCGCTTCCTGTAATTCCACCTTGTTCCTTTTTACCAGCATCTAGACCTATGGCTATACTATTTGCCCCTTGTGCAGTCTGACCAGCTTGTAAACCTATTGCTACACTTTTTGTTCCTTGTCCATTTTGACCAGCAATATTACCTATTGCTACACTCTGGTTCCCTTGTCCATATTCAGCAGCACCTGAACCTAATGCTACACTATATTCTCCTTGTCCAGTTTCAGCAGCTTGACTGCCTAATGCTACACTACCTTCACCTTGCTCAGCATTACCAGCATCATAACCTATTGCTACACTATTATTTCGTTGTCCAGTTTGTCCAGCACCTGAACCTATTGCTACGCTTTGTGTCTCTTGTCCATTTTGTCCAGCTTGATAACCGATTGCTACACTCTGAGATGCTTGGCCAGTTAGTCCAGAACTTGGACCTATTGCTACACTATGAGCCCCTTGTCCAGTTAGTCCTGCGTTTGCGCCAATATGAACTGATGTGCTTCCTACTTCCCATGTTGTTGTTCCACTATTCCAGTATAAATAATCACTATAGTTAGTGCCTGTCACATCTAATCCAGCACCAGCAGGTCCTGTTGCCCCGGTTGAACCAGTATGACCTGTAGCACCTGTGGAACCTGTGGAACCCATAGGTCCTGCTGAATGTAGTAAATTACCTGATGCATAATATCCTGTGATACCTTCAGCATTATTTAATGTTATATCTCTTAGTGTGTCTGAAACAATACTTACAGAAGCTATTTTATAATAACCTACTGGACTATCATTACCTATTAATACCCATGAACCTGTTGAAAAAGCAGCTAATCCTAAAGTATTTCCTGTAGGAGAATCTTTTAATCGAAGAGTAGGACTAATTTCCCCAGGAATAAGAGTAGCACCGCCAGAAAAAATTTCACATGTATTTTGTTCACCAGCATCTCCTTTTGCCCCAGTAGAACCTGTAGAACCAGTTGCGCCTGTTGAACCTGTTAATCCTATGGCGCCTGTCGAATGAACATAATTATTTGGATAATAAATGCCTGTCGAACTTTCACTATTATATAATCTTATCTCTCTTTCTGTACTTGAAGTAGTATTTACAGAAACTATTTGATAATAACCTACAGCACTATTGTCATTATCAATAACTAACCAAGTGCCTGTGGTAAAAGCACTTAATCCTATTGTATTCCCTGAAGGAGAATCTACTAATGTAATTAAATCTGATGTAGTTCCTGGAGGTATAGAACCAGTAGAACCAGATATTTGAGCTGTATTTTGTCCACCTGCATCTCCTTTTTCTCCTGGTGATCCAGTAGAACCAGTTGCTCCAGTAGCGCCAGTAGAACCTGTAGCTCCTGTAGCACCTGAACCTGTAGCGCCTGTAGCACCGGTGGAACCAGTAGAACCTGTAGCACCTGTTGCGCCTGTAGAACCTGTTTCTCCTATTTCTCCTTTGTCTCCAACTGTTACAAAACTTAGTGTTGATGTATCTCCTTCAGAAAAATGATATGTACCTCCTATATGAGTAATTGCTAATTCCCAACCATAATATCCTATACTCTGTGGACCTATTGCGTCGTTAATACTATATTCTATCCAATCATGAGTTGGGACTCCTGCAGGTCTGTCTCTTACAATTCGCACAAAACCTTTTACACTATTTGTTACAGCATCTAGGGCACCCAAAAATCCACCTACCGTATTTCCATCATAATCATAATTATTTAGATACATTGCTGTTGCACCTAATTGGGTAGGTGTTATATTTACAATTCCTGTACCTCCTACAGCATTATGCGTTGTTCCATAAAGATATTGAAATGCCTGACCGCCAAAAACTCCTGGTTCACCAGTAGCACCAGTAGCGCCTTTCGCACCGGTAGAACCTGTAGCGCCTGTCGCACCAGTAGAACCTGTTGGACCAGTAGAACCTGTTATGCCTATGGAACCAGTTGCGCCTGTGGAGCCAGTAGCGCCTGTAGCACCAGTAGAACCTGTAGCGCCGGTAGAACCTGTAACGCCTATGGGACCTATTGAACCAGTAGCACCTGTTGCTCCTGTGGAACCTGTTGCGCCAGTTGAACCAGTTGCGCCAGTAGATCCTGTTGATCCGGTTGGTCCTGTTGATCCGGTTGATCCTGTTGATCCTGTTAGACCAATAGGTCCTGATAAATAGACTATATCATTTTCATCAATTCTACCTGTAACACCAAGTTCATTATAAACTTGAATATTATTAATTGGACTAGGACCTGTAATACCTGATATTACACTGCTAATTATTTTATAATATTTTGCATCACTACTATCATTATTAATAAATATCCAAGAATCTGTTATAAAATTAGCTAATCCTGTGGTATTTCCTATTGGATTAGGTTGTAATATTATAGATCCTGATGTACTTTCAGGGAATATGAACGTAGTAGTAGGTCCAAAAACTTCTGCTGTATTTTGTTCACCTGGATTACCTTGCGGACCGGTAACACCAATAGATCCTGTAGCACCAGTTGAACCAGTAGCACCTGTAGCACCTGTAGCGCCGGTAGAACCTGTTATTCCTATATCTCCCTTATCTCCAACTGTTACAAAACTTACAGTAACATCATCGGAACTGGCAAAAGCATGGTCTCCACCAACACGGGCAATATCTAACTTCCAACCAGTATGACCCATGAAGGTTGGTCCATACGCATCACTAATACTATATTCTATCCAATCATGATTTGGAACTCCTGCTGGGGGATTTAATACAATTCGTACAAATCCTTTTATGCTATTTGTTACAGCGTCTAAGGCAGCCAAAAATCCCCCTACAGTATTTCCATCAGCATCATAATTATTTACATACAATTCAGTTGCACTTAATTGACTTGGTGATACATTTATTACTCCTGTAGCTCCTATTGAAGTCGCAGGGGCCGCATCATAAATATATTGAAAAGCTTGTCCACCAAAAACTCCAGGTTGTCCCGTAGCACCTCTAGCTCCAGTTGCGCCTGTAGAACCTGTACATCCGGTTGCGCCAGTAGCACCTGTCATACCAATTGGATGTGTGTTATATTTAATTTCTTTAGTAGATACATCATAACTTAACACACCTGTTACTCCTCCAATTAATGTTGTACCACGAATTGGTGAAATATATAATGACCCAGTTGCACCTGGATCTCCATTTAAAGCTGTTTCGCCAGCGTTTAATACGATACTATTAGCAGGTTGTAAGTCATATCCTGCTTTATTACCAATAGCTATTGAATATTCTCCTTGATTAAAATAACCTGCTTCACTACCTAATGCTATTGAACTTAGTTTTTGTTCTCTGTTTCCTGCTTTGTTCCCTATTGCTATAGCGTTTGAATCTTGAGTATTATATCCTGCTTCATTACCAATAGCTATCGCACTTCCTGTACTTCCTCCTTGTTCATAATTACCTGCTAGAGTACCCATTGCTATAGAGTTTTTCGCTTGATCAGTATCACCAGATTCAAAACCTATTGCTACACTATTTTCTCCTTGGTTCTCAAACCCTGCTTTATTACCAATCGCTATTGCATTTCCTGTATTTCCAATTGATTGATTTTGGTGCCCTGCTTGATTACCTATAGCTATACTTTGTAGCCCTTGTCCTTCCTTGCCAGCCTCATTACCCATCGCTACACTCTGACTTCTTTGTCCTTCCTTGCCAGCCTCATTACCCATCGCTACACTCTGACTTCTTTGTCCAGTATTACCAGCCTCATAACCTATTGCTACACTCTGACTCCCTTGTGCACGTTCGCCAGCCTCATAACCCATCGCTATACTATATTCTCCTTGATTATATCCACCTGCTTCACTTCCTATCGCAATACCATATTGTTTTTGATATTCTGTTCCTGCTTTATTACCTATTGATATGGTAGCCTGTCCTGTTTCACCAATTAATCCTGCTTCAGATCCTATTGCAACTGCGTGTTGTCCTAGTGCATCTTGTCCAGCATTATAACCTAGATGAACTTCAGAACTTCCTACTTGCCATTCTGTTAATGGATCCCAATATATATAATCACTATAATTGGTTCCTAATACATCAATAAGACCTGTAGCTCCTCTTGGGCCAGTAGCACCTGTGGACCCTGTTGCACCATTAAATCCATCAGCACCAGTTGCGCCGGTTGCGCCAGTAGCCCCTGTAACACCTGTAGCACCTGTAACACCAGTTGCGCCGGTTGCGCCAGTAGCCCCTGTAACACCTGTAGCACCTGTAACACCAGTTGCGCCGGTTG